ATGAGAATTTTTGAACAGCTCGAAGAAATGATGAATCAAGTTATTTCAGCATTATTCAACGTAGAATTGTAAGGCAACTTATAATCTACAGCGTCGTAGATTATTTCAATTCAAACATCTTCCAGGCTCGTTCATTCTTATATACTTTCTTCCTCATATTTACGTGAGATCTCAAATTCTTATGGCTTGAAGCAAAATCTATAATTATAGCTTCAGGTTTTCCGTTTTTAATAGAGTCCTCAACATTCTTTCCAACACAACGAAGCACTCTTCCAACTTGCTGATATGTAGTTACTGGAGATGAACTAGTACCCGCAAGAATTAATCCAGAAATCTTAGGAGCATCAACACCTACATTTGCCCACTGTGTTGCAATCAAAATTATCTCGTTGTTTTCAACTGAATTAAGCATTCTTCGACGATAATTCTTTTCCTCATCACTAGGATCAATTTCACCCTTATCGCCTCCAGGAACAAAAACAGCATCTTCAATCATTCCTTCAAGAATATTGCCATGTTCCATTCTTTCAACAAGAATAAGAGTTGGAACACCCTTTGCTTTCAATCCTTCAGCGAATTGTTTAATTCTGAAATTTCTTTCCCAGCAATTTACTATATTTAGATTGTAAACTTCGTGATAAGTCTGTCCAGGTTCAACAGTACTAATATTTACTACAAAAATCTTGGGTGGAACAAGAAAGCCACGTTCTACAAGATCACTAGCACTTACTTCACAAACTTTTCCACCTAGTGTGCCTTCAATTCTAATTTCTTGATTGTCAGTACGAAAAGGAGTAGCTGAAAGTCCCAATCTGTAATATGCTTGCTTTGCTTGATTTCCAATTTCTTCAGTGACAACAGCAGCCAAGTGTGCTTCATCAATTATCAAAGCATTGCAGCACTGAATTACATTTCTAACTTGTGCTTTCTGAAATAATGTATCTTGCCTATTATCCCAAGCTGTTTGTGCTTTCTTATAAGCAGCTAATTCTGTTTTTATCAGTAAACTAATTTCACGCTCATATTTCTTGCGCAATTTTTCAGCATCTTTTGTGCCATTTTCTTCTGCTTTTTCAACTTCTTCATATAAGTCTGAAAGTTTACCAGAAGCTAATTGTCGAGCTTTTTTGTACTTAATAGTTGACTCGTCTAATTCTTTTTGAAGAAGTCCAGTAGGTTTAGATCCTTCTCCAGAGTCTTCAACTATCTTATTATTGCTTTCCATATATTTCTTATCAAATGCAATAAGAGCTGTCTGATAAGTAATTACATTTATGCCTTCCATATTGATATCACAGAGTCCACCTCCAGCAATACCAACTTTAACAGGTTGACCATCAATTTTAAGATATTTCTCAAATTCTTTTTGCGTTTGTTTGAGAAGTTCAATAGCTGGAACAATGAATACAACAGGCTTTACTTTGAGTTTATGAAAGATATAACAAGAAGTCATAGTCTTTCCAGCTCCAGTAGCAAGAGCAAGCATTCCACGTTGATTTTTAAGAGATAAGTCTCCTGAAATCATTTGATAATCACGAAGATCTTTTCCCATAAAATCACAAGTTATATTGTAATCTCTAATGGGCTTTTCTCTTTTATCAGAAAATTTATATGTTACATTCAATTCATCAAAAAGACGAGCCACACGCATAGTAAGACCAGTAGGAAAAGATTGATTTCGCTTCACATAAAGAGAAATTCTTCCATCCCATTGACCAGTTTTATACTTTGCAGACCATTCAGAATCAGGTACTTTATAGGAAAGTTCATTCCTTAAAGCTTCTTGATAAGGGAAGGGTAATTTTCCCATAGGATCGTCGTGGTTTATGATGACACTTTTATCATTGTAAACTTCAACTTCTACCATAATAACCAGTATACCATTAAAGAAACAACCATTTTGTTGATGTCAACAAAATGGTTGATTTGTGAAAGAAAGCAGTCCTAACGATGATTCATTGCGTTGAATTTGTTAACTGCAATTTGAATTTGCTTTGGTTTCTTACCTACAAATGTTTCCAATGTAGAAAGAACAAGCATATGTATCTTGTCAACATCTTCTTCAGATAATTCAATGCCTTTTTGAGCACATCCTAAACGAATGTATCTTACAAATTGATCAACAGCATCATCCTGTGAGAATTCGCCATCTTGAATTTTCTTTAAGCCTTCAATCCAAATATCTAAAATTCCGTCTGCTTTTTCGCCCAATTTACTGCGCAATACAAGCTTTACAACTTCAAGAGTTTGTAATGCAGCTGAACTTTCAGATTTAGATTTTGCCAAGAAAAAGAAAACTACACTGCCCAAAATAAAACAAACTACATAAATAATAATTTCATTCTGGGTTGATTTCAATAAATTAGTAAGAGATTCCATAGTTAGCAGTCCTTTGCGATTACGCTGTCATCATCATCAGATGCATTAGGATCAAGATCCATATTTGTAGTAGCAGGAATCACTAGTTCATCTTTAATTTGTGCAGTGACAGTTTCATCTTTCTTTTCATCAGCCCAAACAAGATTAGTTGCATTTACTTCTTCGCCTTCAGCGCTTGTAAAATTTTCAATCTTACCTGTTGCTCTTTTTACCATACTCATAACATTTGCCTCCTTTTTCTAGAATCAACATATGATTTCAAAAATAAGGTTTCCTCTTCAGAAATATCTTTAGGAACCTTATACATTATTTTGAGATGTAAGTCAGAATATGTATCGTTTGAAGTTGGAATTCCCTTATTTTTGACAATATGTACATAACCATTTTTAAGACTAGTATTGAACTTAAAATTTAATTTGTTTCCGTTAACATGTGTATACTTGAACTCTGGATCAATCAATGCCATAACTGGATCAATTTCAAATTCATGAATTAAATTCAAGTTGGCATCAATCTCATATTTATCTCTCGGTTTGGTAATTACTTCTACGATAAGAGGACCTGGTGCTTGATGAATATCACCATGATTGCCTCTGCCATTAATCATTGTAGAACGATATACATGGCCTTTATTGATAGTTAGATCAAAGTTTTCATAAATCTTTACATGACCAGAACCATTGCAGTAATTACAGAAAGACTCAAACTTTTCACCACGCCCATAACAATCCTGACAAGGCCCAGCATAATTTCTTACATGCATGAACCCTAAATTTTGAATAATGTAATGTTCACCTGATCCCATACAGGTCATACAAACGTTTACATTTCCTCTACCACCTGCCCCAGAACAAGCACCACATGGAGCTAATCTTTCATAATTCAGGTTTTTAACTACATTTCTATAGATTTCTTCTAATTCAAGTTCAATTGTTGCTGTAATTGGTGTGTTTAAATTACGTCTAAATGCATTTTGCGGCGTATTTCTGAAAGGATTAAATGGAGGTTCAAAATGCGGCTGTTGAGGTGGGGGATTTAATATATCTTCATAAGCTTGAGATATTTCTTTGAATTTTTCTTCAGCGTTTGCTTCTTTATTGACATCAGGATGATATTGTTTTGCTAACTTACGATAAGCTTTTTTAACATCATCTAATGAGGAATTCTGAGGTAAACCTAGTACATCGTATGGGTTTGGCATAAAATCATTATACTAATTTGGATAGCATATTAGTAATTTTATTGGAAGGGCATACTGCATTTTCACCAACTCCAATATCAGCATGTTGTCCTGTTACACCCATTATTGTACCTATAACTAAATTATCAGTGCCAATGACCATTCCGCCTGAAGAACCTTCTAAAATGTCTGCATCTACAAAAATGATATCATTCCAAGCTGGCATATTAGGATCATTGATAGTTTGGTGTACGTTCGAAACTCTACCAACTGTAGCTGTGTCGTGAAAGCCTTCTGGAGATCCGATAACAGCAACTATATCTCCTACCTCAACGGAATCGCTATTAACAAGCCTTAATTCAGGAATGTTGTCAGGTACTCTTTCAATTCTGATTGCTCCTGAATCAATATTTGGATCAGATATCAAAAAAGTTGCTGGAATAAAATTTTTATTATCAAATGAAACTAATATTTCAGTTAATGTTTCATCGTTCGGAACTACATGTCCAGCAGTAATTACAATGTTATTACCAATATAAAAACCACTGCCTGACCAATTTTTTTTACCAGATCTTACGTAGATAGAACAAGAAGATTGAAGGCCCAGTTGTATTGTTTTTTTAACTGGATCTTCAATCTTTTCTGTGCTCTGGCTAGTCTTTATCAAACCATCCAAATAATTTACGTCTAATTTAAAATTCATTGTATTACTTTGTACAAAATGTCTTTTTCATCAATAGTTCCAAATCTTCTACTATCATCAGATTCATTAAGATTGTCTCCAACTAAATAATAATGATCTTTTGGTACTTTCAATTCCATCATATAAACGTCATCTAAACTTTTGTATTCCAAGATTGAATGATAAGAGTTATCAACTATAAGTTGAAAAACTCCATTTTTTTTCATCATGTAGTAATAGTATTCTTCTGGAGTATACAATATTCTTTTAACAATCAAACTTCTATCATCACTCAAAGCTACTACGATATCGCTTTTTTTAAAATCTTTAGTTCTTTTTGCCAACAATATTTGTCTATTTTTATATGTAGGCATCATTGAACGACCAACAACTACTACTAATTTGTATGGCTGACAGTAAGCCAATAACAATAGAATACAACCAATTACCAAAGAAACTAATAATCTCTTTTTCATGCTTCACCTCTTGTAATAAAAGGAGCTGAAGACATTTCTTTTTTTTAGCTTTTTGCTCGTAGTTAAGATTTTTTAACAGTAATAGTTGACCAATCAATATTTGCAAGTTTAGGAACTCCAGGTCCCCAATTCTGTTCGTCTCCAGGTTGAACATGAACATTTTGCAAACTTGAAATATTTCTTAAAGCAACCATCATGTCTTCTTGACAGAATTGATTTCCAAATTCAGGAAGAAGATTTTGATTCTTTAAGCCTGCTTTTATCAATGCGCAAATACCAGCAACAAATGGAGATGCTTGACTTGTGCCTGACATTTTACAATAGTTTCCATTCAAGTGAGTGGAATAAATATTAGTGCCAGGAGCAACAATATCTACTGTAAAATCTTTTGATGTGAAAGTGGCAAGATTTCCACTTTCATCTAAAGCAGCAACAGCAATTACTTCATCGTATCTAGCTGGATAATTAACTGCATGAGAATCATTTCCAGCTGCTGCAACTACAACAATACCCTTTGACACCGCTTCTTTGATCAAATCATGAATAAATGATGGAGGCTCAGATGGAGCTCCCAAGGACATATTAATAATGTCTACGTTTAAGTCAATTGCTTTTCTCAAGCCTGCTGCTATAGTGTCATAGCTTCCACCGCCACTATTATCAAGAACTCTAATAGCATAACATTTTGCTTTGGGAGCCACGCCAACTACGCCAAAATCATTATCAGAACCAGCAATAATTCCAGCTACGTGAACACCATGTCCACTGCCTTGATCATTAACACTTGCGTCAGCAGAGCAGTTTACAGCTTCTTCTAATTTCCAAGCCTCAACCAAGTCAGGATGTTCTGAGAAACCTGTATCTAGAATTGCTACTTTTATACCTTCACCCTGCTTTGAAACTTGCCAAACATCTTGAATGTTTGCTAGAGACATACCCCAGTTTTGGGTTTGAGACAGTGCTGCAAACGGAACCGATACAACTTTTAAGTCTTCTTCAGGAATAAATTGAATTTTGTCTTGCATTTTGTTCACCTCGATACAAGTATATTATTCTTTATATAATTTTCCCAATTCCTTTACACAATGTAAAGAACTTGACTTTCTATTGGTGTTCCGTAAGTTGTTCCATCATAAGGTTTGACTATGAAAGATATTGCCATATTTCTTAAAACGACAGCTGGATTAAGCAAACTACCTTCAGAAATTTTATTTGAAACACCATTTGTCCATTCAAACCATTCAATAGTAGAAAGATCAGAACTTCCATTGAAATTATAATATGCTTGCAATGAACTATTTGCTGATATTTTATTGTCAATAATGGTATTCAAGGATTTAATTTGAACGTCGTACACATAAGGAGCAGATAAAGATCTAATTACAATTGGTTCAGAAGTATACATGATTCCATAATCAAAATTGTCATTTGGCTCTAATGTCACATAAACGATATCATTAATCTTAAAATAATCATTAGCTGCATTCAAATCTGATTTTCTTTGAACCAATCTATCTCTGTAGTTTGGTGAAGAGTCCAATTCTATGGTTGTCGTCCCTCCACCTGAAACTCTAGTTCTGTACCATCTTGTTTTTGGCTTGTATTGCTTGTTGTCAGATAAATAATTGTAATCAACGTAAATTCTTGATGAACTAGCAATTTGGGTAGAAGATCCGACAGAAGCAAATGAAACATCTGATTTCAATGCCAAACTTTCAGCCTTTAAGGATGGAATGTTTGTATTTAAGTAATGAGAGTAAACATTTGAATTAGGCACTGAATTTTGTGTGAATTCAAAGTTGTAAGTACTTGATGCTGTTGAAGCATATGTCTCAACTTTAAGTCCTAATCTATAATCAGAACTTTGCAAGATAAATACAGTAATAATATCGCTAGAAGATTTATTAGTGTCAAATATTATTTTTCCATCATAACGATCTAATTTATATCCGCCACGAACTATTTCATTGTTGATTAAAACTACAATTTTACTATCTTCAGGCCATCTTCCATTTATAGCAAAATAGTTCTTATAGTCGGTAGAAACAGTGCCTTCTCCAAAAGCCTCATATCTTGTTCCTATTCTGCTTATAGAAACTTGAACAAGATTACCAGACAATACTTCTTGTCTGAATGTTATTGTTCCATTTACATTGTCGATTGTGTAAAGATTTGAGGTAAGAAGTGAAGAGTTTAAATAGACTTCAACTGTATCTGTCAACGACCAAGTAAATCTTTCATTATTGTTATAGACAAAATATGTAAAATTGTTATTTACTGACTTGATGCAAGTAAGTTTTTCAAAAGAAGCTACATTTGTATATTTATAAGATCTTTGTCTAGAAGAAATTATCCCATTATTATTTTTAATAAGTTCTTCATAATCATTCCAGTTTGTACTATTACCCTTACAAATACCCCAAGTCAATTTTGCTTTATCGGTGTCAGAATAATCAGTTGAAAGAATGTATTCAAAGATATCATCAGTTGAAGTAAGAGCAGTTGTAAAGAAATAGTTTACAGCTGGAGAAACTTCTATGTAATACAGTTGGCTGACATACGGAGAAACAGGAAGGCTTGTAACATTATTCCATCCTTCAGTCATATCAATTTGGAAATTTAAGTTTGTAATTTCTTTATTGAGAGTAGATGTTGAAGTAAGAGTAATCCAATCACTATAGTTCTTTTTATCAGAAGAATACTTGTATTTGACTGTGCAGGCACTATCTACACTCTGACCTGTAGAAACCGTGTACGCAGTAGTAATTGACTTAATAAATTTAGGAGTGTCAAATTCTACTTCTTTCTTCCAATAGCCAGCAAATAATGAATTAACTCCGCCGTGCAATAAAGAAGTAGTTATTCCAGCCCAGTATGAAGAACTAGCATCAAAATAAAGACCACTTGTATTTTGAACTAATTGTCTTAAGTTTCCAGAGTTTATCTTATCATCAACACCAAAAGCAACTAATTTCGTACCTTGATTTCCCCAGCTATAATTTATATTGTTTTCTAAACTTAAAATAGATACTGCATTATCGTTGTCAGCATCAGAAACAACGAATGTCAATGGAATATATAAACTGGCTAATCTTTCCATCATATACTTTGAAACCGTAGTATTTGCTGGAATTGTGTCTGCTAACCCATTCCAATCTTGTCTCAAATATACAACAACTGAATCTGTGCTACCAATTGATGAAGTGAAAGATACTTTGCCTGTTGATGGTATTACAGTAAATCCTGAACCCAAAGTAGTTCCATTTTTGACAACTTCAGCATATGGATAGTCTGTTGTATTCCAAGTGAAAGTATTAGTTCCATCAGTAGAAAATGTAAGAGTTGATCCTGTAGAGCTTCCTGTTTTTGGAACTAGATTTAACTGCTTGTTGCTTTCATTCTTATATCTTGTCTTGAGCAAATCAAGTCTTATCAAATTTTCATCTGACAAGTAATCCTTGTAAGTTGAAATCAAAGATGTGTCTGCAATACCTGAAATTGCTGCTGGTTGCTGTCCAATTAGAGCGTACTCAAGGCAGTCATACAAGTTGCTATTATCGCCATCATATTTCAATGATCCAATGATAGAAGTGATTGCGATTCCAGAGTTTGTAAACCCGCTTCCTGTCTCGTGCTTTATGCTAGTGCCAAATGTCCAAAGATCTGCAAAAGAAAATTGAGCATAGTATTGTTGATTAGTTCTAGTAAAAATATTTGTAATCAGATTGTTGAAATCGTTTGAGAATCCTGATGACATCTTCATAGAAGCAGAATTATCAAAAACGTTTGATATTACAAATTTAGGCTTTAGATATAAGTAGCCATCATCACTAGAAATAACACCTTTGCTTTTTCCACTATCCCAATTAACTTCAGTGTTATTGTAATTACCAATAGGAACAATAGTTTCTATTGGAGCATAAGCATTGTCATAATGTGCTTGAAAGAAGAAGTCATAACTTGTACTAATTCCTGTCCAAGTTATAGCATTTGCACTAGTATATCCATATCCAGAATAAGGATTACTTGTAGATGCTTTTTTCCACTTAAAGATTGGAATAGAACTTGCTGTTTCTTTAATAACAAGGGCTAAAGTTGTTGATCCTGTTCCTGGTATATCTAATGCACTAATAAGATTGAAACTTGTAAATCCACCAACATTTACACTTGAAGATGTGATAGGACTTGAAGCAGCTAATTGAGTTTGTGGCCTTATATTGGCGTCAACAGAGTAAACATAAGCAGTAAGAGTTGTATTTGCAAGACTGTCATTATATGAAGAATTTGCAATGTTGTCTTGTTCTCTAATTGACAGGAATGCAGATACTTTTGAAATTGTGCTTGCAGTTGAAGATGTAGTAAATGTCTGCGCTAAATATCCGACTGAAGAACTATCATTATTTATAAATCTGATGTCATTTGAAGGCTTGGATGCAAATAGTACTGGACTATATCCTTCACTTGTATTTTCACCAGTTCTATACCAGCAATCACCATCATCAAGTGTGTACCAAATTCCATTATTACTACAAGCAACTAAAACATTTTGAGTGATGCTGTCAAATGTAGAAGAAAAGACTTGAAGATCATAAACACAAGTTGGAAGTGTACCAATGTAGTCTGATCTTTCAAAAGAATTTCCCTCATCAAAAGATCTGTAAACTCCATCATTTGTTCCGATGTAAATTTTAGATTTGCCAGGAGTAGATCCAATAGCGGCTTCAGTGTCAATTGCATAAGAGAAACAATGTAGTCCTCTCAAATATCTGCTCTCAACAATGAAGTCAGAAGAATTTAAATCATCTGGATAAGAATATTTCCAATTTCTTACTTTTAAAATACCATCATTAGTAAGAATAAATAATGGATTTGCATATTCTGATTTCTTTGTAAGTGAAGGAACGCTATATGCTTGAAAAGATTTATAGAATTTGTTTACGCCTTCAGGATTTCCAGCATTGAACATTTTTCTCGGAACAAGGAATGAAGAGAATGTTGAATATTGTGTGCTATTTGTCATAACATAATATCCATCGTCTCCTGCTGCGTGTAAACTTTCAAATTCAGATACAGTTCCAGCACTATTCTTTGTATACGTACCTTTGAAAAGTCCATTTACATTATTCGAAGTAAGTTTTAGGAAGTCAGATAGGAAAGTAGTAGAACCAAGCTTAATACTTAATCCATCACTAGTTGCAAATGCTTCAAATAAAGAACCATTCCAGAAACCAGTGAGATATGCATTTTGTCTTGCTGATGAAGTTTGTTTTTGCCAAGTTGTGTCAAACTTCCAAAGCCCATTAGAAGCGCCAACAATTATTTCAAGATTCGGATTATATGAAATATAACTGGTATCAAAAGCACTGTCTAATGTGCTTTCAAGCTCCCAATATCCAGTATATTTCCAAACACCCTTTTCAGTAATTATTCTTGTACCTGTGCCATCTTTTGTCAAACCAATAATTCCCTTGACTTGGATTGGATCACTTTCAAAATCATTTACTGTTGGAATTAATTCTGTTCTGTTTTTGAATGATGAATTTAAACTATCAAAACTAGCATTACTTGAGAAATTATTAATTAATAAAGTGTTCTTAAGTCCTCTTGTATCTGTTTGTGATATAAATGGCGCAGTAAAGTCAAATATAGTTGAATTTATTGATTTGATTTTTCTTGCTAACTCTTGAATATTGGAATTATTTTCAGATGCCAAGTTGTATGTCTGATTTGAAATTGCAAGATAAAGATCATCTTCCAATCCAGAAACAATCTCATTTTTAATACCATATACTTCTGTACCAACATCAAATGTAGTAGTGCTTGTAAGTCTTGCTACAGATAATGAGATTTCTGAAGGAAAAGAAGTATTATCAATTGATTTTATTATGGCAATTTCATAATTATTGCCATTCTTCAATTCTATCAGAGAATAATTTTCTATATCTTGATTGACATATATTTTAGTGTCTGTATTTGAGTTTGCTCTAGCTAGTAATGCAATAGGTTTTTTTGTTTTATATAGTGGAACAAATGTTGAAGAATGAGGTTTTGTTCCAGCATCCGATATTGTTGGAAAATCATGAACTACAGACAATTTTACATTATCAATATCTTTTTTAAGTACTGATTGGGTAAATGTTATTTTGCCTTCAGACGCATTGGAATAAAATGGAATTGTACTTGGTTCATTGTTGATATAAGTAATTATTCTTGTGCTATCAGTTTGTGTATTATTCCAAGGATTTGTTGTGAAAGTATTGAAACTTCTTTCATAGAATAGCTGATTACCAGGCACATATGAAGTTCCAATTGATACCATTTGATAAGGATAATTTAAGGAAAAGCTAGTTATTTGATTATATTCTTTATCAAAAACTGCAAACTCTGTATCATTTTCGCTAAATGTATCATTGGCTCTTTTCCATCGATAATCAAGAGAAAGAGTGTTTGAAATATTTACATCTTGCCAAAGAAGTTCTGTGCTAATGAAAATGCCGTTGTTTGTTCCAGCATATAATTTTCCATAATTTGAAGTATCATCATAACTATAAAGAGCATTTACTGATCCTTGGAAGACAGGTTCCCAAAATAATTCAGTATATGCTGTTGTAGATCCAAAAGATGTTTCTTGTAGTCTTGCAATTCCATTTGAATGACCAACTAAATAATCAGTTGGAAATGTAGTTGAATTTCTTTGAACTACGCAATTAATGATATTACTAGAACCAGCCCCAGTAGGAGTTGAATTTTGATATATCTTAAGTCTCTGAACTTCCCATACAACATCAGAAGTTCCAAAATTAAACGCATCTTCAACTACAAGGTGCCAAGAGCTATCAGCATTAATTGTTCCGCTTAAGACGTAAACAGTTTTCCAATTGATGAATTCAGCGTTGACATCTAATTCAGTTGATCTTGTCCAACTTCCAGCAGATGCAACATAAATTCCATTCTCTGATTTAGTTGTTTGGTTCTTAACTAAAACAATATTACCAGCACTTACAGATACACCATCAATTATTTGTGTTCCTGTTAGTGAGATATCCCCAGTAGTAGCACATAAAGCATTACTAAAAGAAGTAGTAGGTTGCGAGAATGGAAGAGACCAATACTTACCTGTAGCATCTTCAATATACTTTGCAGTGTGAGTTATAAATGCTTGATAATCATTCCACCAGATAATATTATTTTTGTAAGTGCCATCTTGAATCCAATAAATTCCCTTTACTGGCTCGTCAAATATTTGTAATAATTGGCTAAAGTCTCCGTAGTAAAGTCCTTTAGTGCTTGTACCTATTGCTCCAATGTATAACGCTCTTTGAATAGTGACATCATCTTCAGCATTTTCAACAAAAGTAGTTTTTTGAACAGATATTTCTTCAATTCCAGAAAGATTATAGATATTAGTTATTGCAGTACCTGAGCTATTATAAAAACTTGAAATTTCACTCCAATTCCAATTTTGATAAGCTGTATTGTCTGGAATGATACTGTAATAAACTTTATCGTTTGTCAAACCATATTGATAAGTTTGATAAGATCCGTCTGCAGTTTTATCAGAAGAAATCTTAAAAGCACTTATGGTTTTTGCTATTCCGCTTTCTGTTATAGGAAGTTTTAATTCAGACCATACATCCTCAGTATCTTTATAATAAACTTTCCCTAAAGTTGTTGATGCATAAACTTTCTTAAAATAATTTTCATTTGTCGGATAAATTATATTGTCTTGTAGTGATAATATTTTTCCAAAATCATTTTGCCAGTTTGTAGTTTGTGCTGTGTTGCTATTGATATTAAATTGAAACAAACCCCTAGAAGAAGCAACATAAATTAAATTTAAACTAGAAAAAATATTTGCACTTTTATAGAAGAAGCATAAACTATCATTGTATTGAATGGACGAATTTGTATTCTGAGGATATAAGTATGATTTTCCGATACCTGTTACTAAGAATTTATCAGGAACGAAAGTCAAAGTTTCTTTATATCTATTCTCGCTAAAATGGTTTATTCTTAAGTTATTGAGTGATATTTTACCAGTTGATATACTGTCTGCAGATAAACTATTGATAAAATCATTTGAAAGTGAATTTCTAATTTCTTCTTTGCGAGAGATAATAATTACTCTTAAATCTGAAAATGTGAAGTTATCATAGTTAGGTATTGAACTCTTGAGGAGTATTGTTCCAGAATACGGATTGATTTCATAATTTACTGGTTCAATAAGATTTTCTGACAAATAAACTTTTGCATCATTATATTGAAAATCTGTCCAAGAAAAATAATTGTACTTATCTGTAGTAACTCCAAGAGCGTCAGTAAATTGATAAATCGTGCCATCTGTCAAACTTATATAACTTTCAAAGACTAATGAACTTGAAAGCAAAGCTTGATTGACATCTATAGCAAAAAGAGTTTTGTCAGTAGAATATGGCAAATATACTTCTATTTTAGAAGTTGCCTTTATATTTTGATATAAATATAATTTATTTGTTTCACTTATTGAATAATCTGAAGTAGAAAGTATAGTTCCATCGAGTTTTACAACAGGAGTGCCGTATCTTGTCAAAGATTCGTTAAAAATTGATCCATCAGACTTCTTGAGTACAAAAATATTGGTATTGTCATAAGAAAGACTTCCATCATTATTTGATGCAAACAAGACTAGATAATTTCCTAAATCTATTTTGGAAGCTGAATTAATTTCTCCCAAATGTTTGTGTTTGAGGTATGAAAGTTGAAGTTGTCTTTGAAATTCTCCTGAAGATTCATTTATTTGATTTCTTCTTTCTTCATATATTATTTCTGAAATAACATTATAATCAGTATATGTTGGGTCTGCTTTATAAATTACAGTTGCAAGATAGACTGCATTCGAATATGTGTTGTATTTAGCATCAGGAATTAATGGGCAAGTAATATTACATACTTCATCAGATAAAGTAGATATTCCAGACTCAGCCCAGACATAAAAAATATTACCAATTGTTTGCCTAAAGTAATATGGTTTTTCTGTCTTTGCTGCATATTTATCAATGATGCCATCGCCTGTGCTAACTTTTATGCACTGTTTGAAAGCATTTTCAAAATATAAATTACTTGTATCTAATGTAAAGTTTGACGATGCAACACTGCCAATCCATAAAGTTTTTTGATTTACTGTGCCTGAACTTACATAAACAACAAAGTTATCAGAATAATCTGAAGAAGAATTAAGTAAAGAATGTCTAGTCCATGAGCCAGAGGCGACAGTATAAACGCCATTTTGAGAAGATGTGGATTGATTTTTCACTAATACCAAATCACCAACTACTACAGAAATACCATCTATTGTTTGAGTATTGGATAAAGTAATATTTGTAGTTGTAGCTGCTAAACAAGTTATAGAAAAATTAAGATTCAATAAAGCAAGTTTTTGACCATATTCGCTTGATGCACTAGAATTGTATCCATCAAGAAGCAAAATTTGATCAGCTCTACTATCTTCTAACTTTGTTACATTCCACCCATTGATGATTCCAGGCCCAAAGAAAGAGTATATGCCTGAAAAATTGGTTTCAGCTGTAAGCATATTTTCATAGTCATAACCTGGATACCAAATATCGCCAAACGATGAATATAAAAACTTGTAAATTGATGTACGATTAGCCATATTGTCTATAAACTTGGATTGAATTTGATGCTAGCATCTCCTATATCAAGTTGTACGGCAAAATCATAGACCATAGATGGAGTTGTTCCTACACTTGTAAGAAAAATTCCAAATCTAATTTTGCTTGATGCTTCTGATAATTCGAATGTTTGATTAGGCGAAATTACTGTGTAGTTAGCAAAATTAAATGTTTCATTAGTGTCATCAGAAGTTGTGTATCCGTACACGATGCTACCATTGTTTTTTAATTCGTTAGAGGATAATAATCCTCTTTTAATCATTGGAGCATCAGTGTCATAATTAGATGTATCAAACATTCTTGTGAAGAAATAGCTGCCTGTTGATGAAGTGTAAGAAATAGTCAAAGACAGCAATTCTGGAGTGACATTTGGAGTAGCAGTTATCAACTCTACTTTGTATTGCAACCATTTTCCTGAATATGCAGATAAATCTACTGACAGTGATTGTGTAGTTGTTTGTGCAAGACTGTCATTGATTGTGGACAATGACTGAGGATCTCCGTATGATGCAGCAATACATTCTGCTCTTGTATTGCCAGTTTTTACATAAATATTAACTTGTGTGCCGTTATCTAATGAAGAATCTGGGCTTGATGGATATTTATTTAAAATTAAGGCAACAATCTGTGTCCACGTAATAAGTGTTGGAACATAAATTGGCTGAACTTCATAAATTCCATACTCTCTGATTTTACGGTCAGGAGCGTAAACTGGGTAAGTTCTTGAAGGGGGAACATAAATCCCCTTCCTAGATAGCGAGTTGTCAGCATTCTTTTGAATTTGATAGATAACGCCTGAATTATTAGTCGTAGATAAATTCTGGTTATTAGAATTAGTATTTGTCGTTGTTGTGGGTGTAGTATTTGCATTTGTTTGACCCTGTGTTGGATTATTATTCTGGTTGTTCTGAGTATTTCCAGTCACAGGATTGATTGTTGTATTTGAATTTGAGACAATAGTAGTGTTGGTGTATTGAATAAATGAACTTGTGTTATTTGCTGTATTTGCCACCTGTATCATTCTGTCACTTACTAATGGAAATCCAGAAGCATGAGCTGGAAGAGCTACGCCTTGAATGTTGCCTGCTTCATCCTTGAATCTAGCATAAATATATCTACTGTTGTTTTCATATGGAGTTGTAGTAAATTCATAAACACTACCATCCATTCCAGCACCGTAGAATGTATTTCCAATTGCAGTGACAGATTTTATTTTACTTGAGCCGTAGAATTGCGAAGATGGAATTGCTTCAAATGTTTCTCCAGCTGCTTTTTGCCACAATAATTTAAAAGTAGTTCCAGACCCAACATTATTAGTAGTTTGAAGCTTTATCTTGAGTAAATCGCCTTCTGTTGTATTAAAAGCGTTTGTTGAATAAAGAGTCGTTAAATTTGTAGATTGATTATAATTACTTATTTGTAGAGTATCATTAACAAATAAATTATACCCAACACTACTATCAATTCTAAATGATAATGCGCCATCTTTTGAAGCTAACACTGCCCCTTCAAATGAAACAGAACTATTTGTAAAACCTGTTGGAGGGATAAATGAACTTCCAATAGCTCCTGTGTAATTTATTGCTTGAGTTTGACCTCTATATGCAACAAAATTGTAGCTTTCAATGTCTCCTAAATCTGTCCAAGTAATACCAGATCCAGTGTAAGATCTCCAAGTAGAGTTTAGTTGATTTGTATCATAAGAATATGAAACTATTTTTTTAAAACCATTTATTGACTTAAAATATCCATAAGTTCCATTATCAGCGCTAATAAAAATATAGTTGCCATTTGGGTCATCATAAATATAATGAATATGGTCAGCATAAGTGTCATAAAGTTTAGACCAAGAATTAGCTGTTGCATTTGTAAACGATAGCTCCCAAATTTGGCCTCCTCTAAATCCTGCTACAACTGAATTTCTTGTAATTGATTTTGCAAGATACTCAACATTGTCAAAGTTTGAGGATAATGTTTGTACCCATTCAGAATTGTAATATTTATAAACTGCAGACGCTGCACTTCCATAATCTCCACCAACACCTACATACAAAGTGAAATCTTTAGCCGTTAATGCAGATACTTGGTCATATGAAAATGTCTTGATTTCTGTTATGGATTTACCATTGTACTGATAAACTGAGCATATACTTGTAGAGCCTTTAGTTGATCCAAGGAATAAATTATTTCCCAATGATGTTATAGAAACAATAGGCTTTAGTAATTTATAATTGGTTGTTGACAAAGGATCTTTGGCATTTAATACACTCCAAAACTCTCCATTAAAAGATGTGAAAACAAGTCCATAGTTTGTTCCAGCGTAAGCTCTTCCATTGTAAACATGAATACAAGTAATTTGATATTTTTCGTTTACAAGTGATTCATTGAGAATTTCATATATAGCACCGTCTTTATAAACGAACATTTTGTGATTTGCTGCAATAAGAACTTTGTCATTGAATGTTGCAACTGCTGTAATTTCAGAAGAAGCATTTCCTGTTTTTTTGGACCACAAATATGCTGCATTAGTAAGATCAATATTTGTAAAGGTAGTTTCACCAGCAGAAAAATCTATGAATCCTTTTGCATCTGCATTTGGAAAAGATGTTGCATCTCTAAAATCTGAGAATCTTGATATTTGTGCTGATACTACATCTGAAAATTGATCATAAGCAGCAATAGTTATGTCCCCACGTTGATCAATCGTAAAATAATCTCCCTGATATGCAATACGGGCAGCATACAAAGAAAGTGGTGTTGTAAAAGTAAAGTTTAAATAATCTGTTGTTTCTGAATCTGCAATATTTTCAACAATATCTTCCCAGTCAGATGTTTTGGTTTTTTTTACTTGCAGGATATAAGTCTTGGTATTCTTAGCAGTTGCACCAACAATTAAATTTGTAACAGTTGGATAAATATTGTTTGTAGAGTTAGTTAGATCTTCATAAACTGGATCAAACTTTTTATAGATGTAATTTGATTGATCATTGCCAATAACTTCAAATTTTGAAAGATCAGAACTTCCGCCATAAACAGATACCTCTTTAAGTGGAATTTCAAATAAATCAAGTAAATAATCTTTAGAAGACAATTCCGCTGATGCTGTATTGAATGCTGTAATTTTATAATATGGTGAAGTATTTGCTATTCTAATCCAAGTTGTATTTGTAGAGTCATAATATGCAAATTCAGAAGATGTATTTGTGAAATTAGCAATATCTATAGTAGCCTGCCCAACAACGGCTATAGGTAAGTTGTCTAATGTTATATGAATCCAGTAAGTTGTATCTGCTGTTAAAGTAATTCCAGTATTTGTAAAGGAATATGAATCAAAAGAAGTAGTCAAATCATCAAATTGTATTGATGAAAAACTGCCAAGCGATGCAGAAGGAGCATCATTTGTGGAATCATGAGTATATAAAGCAACATTAATTCTGTCGCCAAGATTTACAATGCTTCCAGTTTTTTTGAGTTTCAAAAATATTGTTGAAATATTTTGTGCTTTATCGGAAACAATCTTAAATGCATTTATAGTTTTAGAAAATGAATAAGATGTAGTTGTGTCAGTGTATTCGGTAGTTATAGAAGAATATCCAGTGCCAGAAAAATAATGCACTTTAATTCCTGGATCTACATCATTTGACTTTCTGTTAAGTATTAATATGCCTTTTGGTGGGACAGTATCATAAATTACGCTTGCATTGGGATAAAATTCGGATTTAACAAATACATCCGTAGTTTCATCTTCAATTTCATAACCTATCGAAGTACCATTGTTGAGAGCTTCGTTCCAATACTTTGGATCGAAAAATCCGTTATTATCATACCCCATAATTTGATATTATAAGCGGTTCAAAATTTGCAACATAATTACTTGAGCTATCTCGTAATGCTGCAGCTCCGCCATCCCCACTATAACCAACTTTGACTATACTGTTATAATCAATTTTATTGTAAAGAGATAATTTTACATCTGTGGCAAATGTAACTCCCAAACCAACTGCTGATTTTATAGGAGTGAATTGACCATTGATAGACACAAAAAATGTTTCGATGCCTGTTGAAGGAAGCATAGGTCTAGATCTATTTTCTGTAAATTTTAAATAAATATCTTGCCCATCTTTATCTATATAACTATTTGATCTATCTAAAGTTGGAGCAGTTGTGTCAGTTAAATTATTGACTGCTATGATAGGACTAGAAAGTGTTGCAACTTTATTGGCATTTGAAGTTCTATCAGTTATAAAATTAGATACAGGCTGGTTATAACTTACAGACACAATATCTTCAGGGCCAAAATATGAAGACATTATCAGCGAATAAAGAGTTGTTGCAATCCCAGCATACAATAAAGCAGTTGCACCAACACTAGATATAGTTTTTGCTACACTAGAGTACGAAACTCCAAATCCAGTGGGTGATGCTGGAGTTGTAGTTGTTGACATTCTCACATAAACAATATTTCCAGAAACACCAGTACCTGTGTATGCTTGAGTAATTCTCGGTAAAAAAGTAGTGCTTGTAAGATTAGTTACTGCACTTCCAGCAAATGAAACAGCGTAAGTTAGGCCTGTACCAGTGCTATCTTTAATTTTGAAAAAATCAGATACTGGTTGAGTGTATGTAAGAGTGACTGGATTTGTTCCATCATTTACACCCAATCTTGAATTTAAGTCAAGAACTAAGACTTTACCGTTTGTAGCGCTTGTAGGGTCCAAAACATATGCGTTTGAAATTGCAATTCCAGAACCATTTTGGCTAACCGCAAAACCACTTATGCTTGAAGTTGGAAGAAGGGGTGGAGTAGCTTCTGTGTAATAAACGTAAACTTTTGTTCCGTCTGTACTTGTAGTTGAATAATTGTATACAGGAGGGTTGGCTTCTTTGGTAAGATTTGAAATACCAACGCCTGTAAATGATGATACAAATGATTTTTGTGTATCGTTGTCGGATAATTTTGCGACTGTGCTGCCAAAACCAGTAGCATTGTAAGATACAAAGACTGTTTGTGCAGTTAAAGCTACTCCACTTCCATTATACGAAGAATCTACAATTCTGTTTGCATCTGATAAAATTAATTGTAATGTCTTCGGTGAACTGGCATCAACAAAAGTTGATGATGGGGTGATTGTAGTTGCAATAGCTCCAAAATTTTTACTTACGGAAAATCTTAATTCCAAACCAGTAGCAGGCTCTAGTCCTGTGCTATCTATATCTTCAAAGTTTAAATAAATTCTTTTACCATCAAAAGAAGTATATGATAGATTGGTCAAGCTTGTAGATATTCCAGGACTAGCGCCACTGAAAGCTATAAATGTATTTCTCAAATTTTCACTCATTATGGGTTGATATTTCCGTAGTGTCCGCTCAAGAACAATTTGCCTTTATAACTAATTGCTGTCAACGGCCTGATAACGCCATACAGATTATAATTACCAGCATTGTCAAAAATCTTTTTTCTTGCAAAATTGATGTCTTCTAGGTACCAACTTTCTGAATCTGATTTGTAATAGAAAATCTTGCTTTGTCTGTCGTCAGGATTTTCTGAAATTTTGTCGCTTATAAAACCATCTGTAGCACAATATAATGTTCCATCGTGATAAGTAAATAACCTAACACCACCAGTTGAAGGAAGTTTTACAGACTGATTGAAATCAACAACTTTACAATTTGTTGGGACATAAATTTCACCTATAATAAATGAAACTCCTGAGTAGCCAACCAATGAATCTCCAGCATTGTTATCAATTTTTCCAAATTGTATAAATGGATGGTCGTAATCAAAGCTATTTGCTGTTGAATCTAAATACTTAGAGCTGTATGTGTCAAGAGAAATAAAGTTTTTCTTTTCTAAAAATGGATTTTTTTGTTGACCCAAGTAAATTTTTATATCACGGTCTTCAACTATCCATCTTATTCTTGAAAGTTTATTATTGATATCAAAAACATCTTCAATCGATTGAATTTGAATTAAGTCAATAATAATCTCGTCAGGTCTATCAGCATTTTCAGGAAGATCTACAAATTCTATTTGCAGCCTTCCAACAGTACCTTTCCAAATAGGCTCAATCTTGTATTGAATATAATCATCAGACGAATGCAAAGCTGTCTCAGCACTTATATTGAAAATACCTCCATCATAAGCCCAATAAGCTTTTATTTTTCCAAGACTTAATACTTTTGACTTTGGTTTAGCTTTTACTCTAATTGAAATTACAGAATCTAAATCAACATCAATGCTTAAATTATCAACATAAATTGATGGATTTCCTGTTAAAGCGGGAATAATCTTTAGAACATATTTGTCATAAGGATCATTGAAGACATCATAATTTGTTTCAGTTGTAGCAGATAAATTACTAACAAATTGACCAATAGTCCAAGACTGCACACTAGAGGAGACTACTCCGTTTGAAACACTATAAAATTGCCAGTCTGCTACCAATCCAGTTGTGACTAATGCTTTTTCAACAAGATTCAATCCACTAGAAAGCTTTAATGTTGATGAATTAAACTCGATTGAATATTGTCCGTAAAGATCTGCAATTTGAAAACCTTGATATCCAGAAAGTGAATTTGTAGGGATTTGTTCAGAACTATTTAATGTTGTTTCGTTTCTCAAGTCAGATGATGTTGCAGCTTGGCTAGAATTCAAGTTGATAACTTCAGCTTCAAAAGTATAGCTTGGCTTTGTTATCAAAAAATTTCCAGATGACAGATAATCTGTGTAATTCAAAATATATCTGTTGCCAGTGTTGATGTATCCAGTTTCAATATAGAAACCGAGCTTAGTACTTCCAGAAACAATATATTGAGTAATGTTTACAAGGGATGGAGTATTATTAGCACCATTGTAAACATAAATTCCATTGAAAATACTATTTGTGCCTGAAGCAGTCTGATCTTTAAGTAGAAAAAGATCATTTACAATCAAATCATATCCATCAAGAGAAGTAAAATTATTCCAAGTTGTTATTGATTCCCAAGATGCACATTTGACATTAATAAAATTTTGACTTGGAAGATTATCTCGTAAAAGTTGTTCCCAATCAGATCCTTCAGAAATTTCATATAATCTAGCACCATAAGTTGTAGCTCCAGTAGAAGATCTTGTATTGCCTTTGACTACTAAAAATTCATCAAATTGCGCTGGATTATTTTCTACATGAAATCTTGCAATTGCCACATTTTCATCATTTCTTGACAAAGTATTGTTGTCATATGAGTAAAATTGTGCTGGAGCTGGATCATTCATAAAAACTTCATCAAATAAAATTGATGTCCAACTTTCATCTATTGTTGGGTTGGAAAGTGGAACTTCAGAGTAAGACCAAATTTCAGGCTTTTTATCAATTCCAGCTAATACTTGATTTTTACCAACGGCCAAGCATCTAACTCCAAAATCTGTTGCCTCATAATCAGTAATATTATTTGCAATCAATGTTGAAGTTTCAAGAGTTTCAGTTTCTGTTTCCTTGACAATGACTTCCTCAGTAATTAAGTTTGTAGGCTGTGATAAAGAAATATTTAGCGATCTAGAGTATCTATGAACTTTTTTATTCAAAGCTCCAAGAAAAAGCTTGTTATAAGCAGAAACCATTGAAAGAATTCCACCTGTATTTGCTGCTAATTCACCTAATGGGTAAACTTGTTCCCATTGACTTCCATTATATGCTGTACTTAATTTTGATCTAAATAATCTTGGTAATTGATCTGAAGCAACATACAAATAAGGTTCAGTTTCATGTTCAAACTTATGAGAAATCATTGTAGAAGCAGAAAGATCTACACTATTGTCTTGAAGAATGAATACTGGACCACTAATATATTCGCCATTGTAGAACCAGATTTTTCCTGATACGCCAGAAAGATAAATTCCACCATCAGAAGCAACCATAGAAGTAATTGCTCTTTCTGCTTGATTTTCAAGATCAATAATTTTTTCAAATGAGACAAGATTTGCTATATGAATTGAAGCGTAATATCTTTCCAAAACTACATTTACAATAGAACCATCTACTGGAGTTTCAAAAATAAGATAATTATTATAATCATCAACTCCATAATTTACCGAAGAGTTGACAAACAATTCATCATTTGAACTTACTTTATAAACTCTACCTAAGTCATTTGTATTTGTGCCGACTAACTTGAATGCAGTCCCGGCAGTGTAAGCTGGATCAAGACTATCTACTAAGGAAATATTTGTAAATCTTTTCTTTGATATTCCAGAGAAGTATAATATTTTTTCGCTATCATTAGGTCCTTTCCAAGAACAACTAGCTGTAAAAATTGTCGGCACCATTATACTTTTGGTCTCCTAATTGCATTCCACTTAACTTCAGGTTGAGTTATGTTATTACCAAAATCTCTGAATTTTATTTCAACTTTCTTAACTCCATCGCTTTCGCCTGCAAAATCTACCTTGACATATGGAGAATAAGGTATCCATTCTGACCAATCACCATTACCTGTGTCTAAAAGTCTTCTTATTTGAAAATCCTTAATACCTGTAACTATGTCAGTACCATCTATCTTCATCCAAGATTGAGGAAGATTAGATATAATGGTTTCTTGATTGGTTTTTGGATCAAAGAAATTCACTGTTCCATAAGGTGCTTGAGTATCTACTAGTGCTTGAGAAGTAGCAACAAAAGTTAATGGATTGGATTCTGAAATATTTCCCATGTAATCCATCAATTGAACCCAAATTTTTCTTTGTCCAGAAAATCCAATATTTTGATTATCGAATGCTGTATTCTTTGGTCCAAGGGCATAATAATTTAAGTGACCATACAGATATAAATAGTATGAATTTTCTGTGTTGACTATAAATTTATCCCAAGGAAGCCAAGGAGTATAATTTATAAATGAGTTATCAATTTCTTTTCCTACTCTAAAAGCAAGAATTCCAGACTCATTATCCTCTGCTTGAATAGATAACTGCACCATTCTCAAAGTAGACTCTGTAGCAACCAGAATATTAGGAACATCTCCAGAGTATAGTGGTGGATTTACATCTACTTGAGATGGACTACTTAATTTTGTTGAATAGCTAGAAATATTTCCATGAGATACTGCTCTTACTCTATATTGAATTGAGTTTTTATGAGTCAAATTCTTAGTTTTTTCTTCATATCTAACGTGAAGTTTATGCCAAAGATTGTTTGCTCTTCTGTATCCTGAAAATTCTGCATTTTGTATGAAATCTACATCAGAAAGTTCTATTCCATTTGCTCTACCCAATGCTGAATTAAATGGAACTGTTATAGCCACCCAAATCACATCAGATTGTGTTATGTTTTGGTTCCAATCTGAATCTGCCAACTGAACTTGGATAAGATTATTATTCGGACTATTATTGAAGCCAGCTACAAATGGATTGTATAAAACAGATTTCCAAGAAGTAAGTGGATTGCTATAATCTGGCAAAGATCCTAAATTCTTAAAAAATCTTATCTTAAGTTCGTTCATTGGAAATGGTTTGTCGTATCCATTCCAATGTAGCTTGAATTCAAATAATTTTGGTTTTGTTGTTGTGATAAAGCTTGATATTTCACCAACAGTAATAGATTTAAAGAATGTAGTGCTTATAAATTTATCAACAAGATTGCCATTAAAAGTTACTTGTGATTTGTACCAATTAGTGTCTGCATTTACAGTTCCGCCAGTAATTCTTAACGGGACATTATAATTTGTGGAAGTTAAAGCAAATCCAGAAACAGACTTGACATAAACTCCATTTTCAGTATTGTCAATTTGATCTTTGACAAGAATTTTACTTCCGACTGCCAATGAAGAAAGTGCAGTGCCATCAATTGTCAAAGATGTAATATTTGCAATTGTTATATTTGAGCCTGTTGTTGTTAAGGAGATTGTATCTGGTGTTGGTTCTACTGCTGTAAATAATAAATCAGATGTGCTCAATGTAATTGGATCTGGAGTAGAAAGATACCATTTTGTACTTGCTATTGTAAAGTCTTGTGGAATTCTAACCATCATACCTGAGTAAACTTCTGCGCTAGTATCCATTTCAGGAACTCGTGCTAATCTCCAGGTTGTTGTAGCAGTACCAACTCTTGTCTGATAATAAACTCCATTATGTGCAGTTGTTCCTTGACCAGCAACAAAAATATAATCAGTAGTCGAGGTAACGTATCCGCCATTCAAGACTAACGTTCCCGCAGTACCAGCAGAAAGCACATTTGATGAATATGTTGGTGTATTTGGTAAAGCACTGAAAGTATAATTGGTAGCATCTAGTGTAAGTTTTGGTAATGTGTTGGCTGTTTCATATTGATAATCAATTAAATCAGTCAAGCCACTTAATAATTTCTGACCTAAATAATGTTTTGAATTTGTAGACCCTTCGTCGCTCAATAAGAATGTCTTAATTGTGCTATCGTTGTCAAATTGTTCTTTATAAAAATTAGGAATACCAGACCATTTAAGATCTTGGAAGTAAGTAGATCCATCATTATTATAAGAACTTTTACGAACACCAAATCCAACAAAATATCCTAATCCAGATGTGTTTGAATTAATAGGCAAAAGCATATCAACAGCACCAACAAGATTAATACCATTACCTGTTATCTCTTTGACTAATAAATAAGTGCCGGTATAAGTCTTATTCTTAAATCTACCAGTGAATGAATTTGGAAGTTGTTCAGTAATTTCAAAAACAAATTTTGTGACATCAGCTTGTGGTTGATAAGATCTTAAAACTTGTCTTCTTAATTTATTGTCTTCGCTTCTATATGAAACAGAAATTTCATTTTTTTCACCGCTAAACTTTACTAAAATTGTTGGAGCATTTAGTGGAGCATCAGTATAAGCAAATCCATCATCACATCTTACACCGAAAGGTCTATCCCAATTTACTGTCAAGCTATTTTGAGTATGGGACCTATACGAAGACACTGAGCTGAATGCTACGTAAACATCATCTGATCCGTGCTTAAATGCAAATTCAAATCTGCTTCTGTTGCTTAGTGATGGTTTATATAATTGAAGTTCATAGTGCAAAGGAACAGAATATGAATTGGTGCTATCAAGTTTATCTACTTCATATAAAATAGAAGTGATGTTTGTAGTGAAAGTTACATCAGAAGGAGCATCAGTAAGAACAATAAATTCTTCATTAACAGCATCATTCCATCCATATTCAATTTCAGTTACTGGAGCATTGATAAGTGAAATATCATCATTGGTACAGTCGCCAATATCTGCAGAGAGCTTTGACTTACCTTGAGCTAAAAATAATTCTTCAACAACTAACCCACCAGAGAATGTAGACCCAGTTGCTTGTGAAATTTGATAGCCAAAAGCACTTCCGACTGACGAACTGCCAAAAGATGCCAAGATAGCATTACCTAGCAAATAACTCTTTCTTGAAACTACTGATTGATCTAAATATGGTGTGAAATATGTTTCAACCATGCATAAGTTTGTAGTACCCATAGAAGAGTAATACATTTCCATCAAACCGCCAGATTGAAGCAATGGAAGAATACTATGAGGCAGAGTGGTTATTTGTTTATTTGCGCTATCTGAACCATTAATTCTAGTGTAAAGATATGCTATTGGATTATCATTATTTGGAATATCTACTCTACAAACAATTTCATTTCCATTTGCACTAGTATCAGGAGCAGAGTAAAGTTTTAAAAATGCTTGTGATGTTACAGCAATTCCTGATGTTGTAAATGAAAATCCAGCTTGTGTGTAATAGTCTGTCTTACTTGTTGATGGTGTAAGCTTGGTTTTACTGTAGAAAAATACACCTTTGCCATAACTTGCACTAGTAAGACCAATATTTGCACCTAATGATAAAGACGAAGCATTGTAGTTTCCATCAAAGTATCTATATGCAGTGAGTGTTGTTGATGCTATGGATGCTGATGGTATAAGAGTTCTTTTGGTAGTATTTTTCGCTGAGTATGCATCATAAGTTCCACCAGTGTTTGAAATTTCATAAACACTAGCTACATATCTGCCTATTCCAGTTGTTTCAGTTTGAGCAGATACTTGGTTGCCACTTACAAAAGAAAGAAGTGTATTTTTTCCAACATAACCAGATTTAGCACTTGGTATCTCTGGAAAATCAGGATTTACAGGTATTTCGCCTTCCCATCTAATCTGATCAAAAATACCATAACCCATTGGATACTCAATATCAGTACCATTTGGGCCTTCTAATATGGCTTTCATATAGACAGTAGAAAGACCACCAGATGCGCTTAAAGGCCAGTTGTAGACCTTAAACAACCCAGTTCCACCCGCAGTAGGGGTAGCCATAGTTCCTTGGTTTAATGTATTGTCAAAGAAATAGAGTGGGTTGAGAGTGTATTCATAATCATAAGTTGGATCGAATACATAAGAGTTTGAAGGCCAAGTTTGGATTGCGACAGTTGCTACAGGATCAAATTCTGGATCATTGGATAAATAAAGAGTTTTGATTCTGCGTAAATATGTTAATTCACGAGTGCCACTATCTCTTACTTCAAAGCTAAAAGTAAGAGTATTTCTATTATTATCAAGCGTAGGATCTTTGGAATAAGAATTACTAGTGTAAGGCTGACCTAGATTAATAAATTCAGATTGTAGATATCCGCTTGTAAGATTGTTTGGTAAAATTATTGTAACGTTATATGGCACTTGTAACCACCGCTAAACAGGGAATATTAAAATATTCTTTGCCAGCCGTTTTGAACCCTATAAAAGTTGAAAATCAAACTGGAAAGGTATTGATTTTTGTACAGTTAAAGGGCAATGTACGTCGAAATACATAAATCCATCTACATAATCAATATTATTAAATCTTCCCTGTTTGTAGAAAGTGAATGATGCAGAATAGACCGAAATGTCGTTAGTTGTATCAGCAGAAACAAAATACATATCTACATAAACTGGAGCTTTGACTGTATCCAACCCATTAGGAAGATAAACCTTGAGCTGTAATTTTGGAGATATGTCGCCAGTTGATAATGTATTTTCAATAACAGTATTACAAACAATCTTGAAATAAATTGTTTTTGAAGTTGGCCCCAATCCAGTATTGTAATAGACAATATCATCAGTTAAAGAATTTGTATCAATTAATGCTGGAACAGTTGATATAACTGGGTTTCCTTGTCTTACTGGTCTTGGAGTAGAAAAGGCAAGATCATCATAGCTTCCAATTGAAAATTCAGGCATTTTGCAAGTATCATCAATGAGAAATGAATTAGTTGCAGTGAAAGATCTAAAACTCTGCGATTGAAAATTATTTGCAAAAGAACTTAATTCAGAAACTTTGATAGTTTGTTCTGATTTATCAAGAATGAGTAGAAGAGTATCATTTGATTCAAAACTATATTTGGTAGTTTGAAAATCAATTACATAATCTTTGTTGCCTCTTGAAAAAATAATATAATTATTGTGAATTTCTACAATTGAATCAAACTTAAACTTGACAGAAATAAATTGAATATAAGAGATAACTTTTTCAAAAGAAATTTCTAATATATTTTCTGACAATAAAATGTTAGCCACAGTTTGTTTTTTCATCAACAATCTGGCGCTTAAATCATTTTTACTAACTAAATAATTTTTGTCTGCAGAAATAAACTCAAAAGATAAATTATTTTCATCATCAATTATATTTATTATTGGTTTGTTATTATCTATTTGGATATTCATATTTTATTCCGATACCAAGATGTTGTCATTTGCAATAATTCTCATACCTTTAGGATGAAATAATTCGTTGTTATCCCCCCAAGTAGACAAAATAGTGCCTGAGTTATTTACAAGGTGCAATCTTGAATTTGCTCCATAATTTATTACATCATCAGTAAGTGCATAAAAGTTTGATAAATCTGAAGCTGGTCCAGGCAAAGCTTTTACTACATCATTATTAAAAGTAAGCTTTGTTTCAATATATCCATTTGAAACATTATATACTTGTAATTTTCCAGTATCATTTGAGTCTATTGCTGGGCTTCCCAATAAAACATTTCCATTAGATAATAAGTAAGCTGACCCCAATTTATTATCATAGTAATTAACTATGTCTGAACTTATAGCCCATTGTAATGTTAAGTCAGTGTCATTTTTATAGCATAGAACTGATCTTGAATGAGGTTGGGCTAATATTATCAAAGAATTTATTTCATCGTACTGAACAGACACTGGATTGTAAATATTTGCAAAATGAATGGGCCCTTGCCACAAATCTAAAATTATGTCATCAGATTGAGCATTTGGTCCGTACATAACAGAAGAAGATATAGTTCCATCTCCATTATAGTCCGTTACTGTATTTACAGTAGTTGTAGAAACTGCTAGTCCAGCTGCAATAGAAGATGTCCCTGTTATTGATGTACTTATACCCGCAACAAATTGTTCGGTTCTGTTTACAGATGATACTGTTGATGTTGGAATCGTAGCTGATAAAATTGTATTTGTATTTATAGAAAATCCAGAGTTTGTGAAGCAGCCTTTATCAAGTCTTATCTTTTTGGTAAGCGAATTTTTAAGTGCGACAGATAATGCACGTCCTTCAACAGTGTCATCTATAGTAAAAACATAAGTTGAAGAATTGTCAAAAATTGGATCAAAATATTCACCTGAAAGTCTAGTGTCATCCCCTCTCACAGATATATTGTCGTAATTAATGTAAATTTTTGTCAAATCTACAAAAGATATATTCTGAGAAAATGCAATAAATATTTTTCTTGTATCTGGATTGAATGAAGCTGATAATGCTACAAAATCTCTTGACAATAATCTTAATCTTATGTTGCCTTGAATTACTTTTGTAAAATTACCATCAATATCTGTCAAAATAATTCTATCGTTTTTGGTATCACAAATTATATTTCCACCATTTGGCAAAGATTGATAATCGGATGGATTGTCCAAACCATAATTTGTTGATTTCAGGAATATTTGATTTGGAGTTAAGTAATTTCTTAAAGTCCCAGCATCTATTCCGTCTTCAACTGTTGTTTCTAAAACATTACTAGCTGCAGAAATAAGATTATTATTTCTAAGATACACCCAATTACCTACTTTAGATGTATCGTAAATTTTTAGGTAATTTGTATCGTCTGGATTTGTAACACCATACCCAGCATTTTTATTGTAATAAACATCACTTACCCAACCAAATTTTTGATTTGAGGTGTCAGTTAAGTTTCTGTCATATGCTCTAGTAGTGGCACTGCCAACAGTTGAATAATTTATCTTGAGATTATTAACTGTAGGTGCAAGACTTTGGAATTCATTTGAATACAAAGAAAATAATACATCAAGATATCGTCCAGTACTAGAATTGGTGTTAGGCGTAGCTATAATAACATCAGATTCGGATACTGTCTTAAAATTATAGAATAAATCTGAACTTGTGTTAGATCTACTTTGAATTGTATATTTTGTGCCTGTAGGAACATCTATATCATATTGAATTTGATTGTATTGAGTATTGATATCGCCTGAATCAAATCTCAATAAAAAATTAGCATTTTTGTAAGTGTATAAATCGTTCCAAGTAAAGACAGATGATGATTGATCGTTTGCATTTCTTCTTGCTAATACTAAAGAATCATTATTTCCTGATGGATTTATCTGAGAATCTGTTGGAGTAATAAGCTCAAATTTAATTTGCTTTTCAGCATTCCAACCTTGATCAGTGGAGAAATAAAAACCAAATCCCAAAACAGATGACTTTAGACTATTATCACCAAATGTTGATAAATTCACAGATGAATAAGTGGCAGTTGAACCAGTAAATCCGTAAGTAGTATCATCAAAAATCTTAGTATTTGTTACTGGCGAGATATATATAGTTGATGCACCAGTGCCAGTATTTGGTGCAAAATTTATTTGTTGATCGTACAATAATCCTGGATCAGTATTACCATTGCCAACAACAAGGAACATATAAATTTTTCCAAGTGCTGCCCCAGTTTCGCCCAATCCAGCTGAAAAGCCAAAACCTACTTTTGAATTATAGTCAAATGATTTTGGTTGATCAAATAAAGTATATGCAAATAAACTTGTGTCTACTTTAACTTTATTTGAAGCATATGTTGTTGTAAATACAAGTCCAGTATCCCAATTTCCAGTAGTATCAAAAATACTTGATACTGGTTGAGAAAGAGTTGTGTAGTTTAATGGTGTGTCTATAGTGAAACTACCAGTAGTCGCAGATCCCGAAATATTCACATTACTATAAAATGAATTTACGGATGATCCCAATGAAGAAGCTACTGTTTTGGCTTGCAAGAAATCATTTTTTACAACGAATGATTTATCACCAACAAAATTGCTTGATGTTACACTTCCACTTATACCCAGTCCTGAATTGTAAGGCGCTGTATCATAAATAGTTGCCAAAGTATACTGACTAGGCACAGATGAAGTTTGTTTGAAATTTGCTGAATTTCCAGTTGCAGCATTTGTTGATGTGTTTGGATAAATGCCTGGAACATATGTGATAGTATTTATCTGAGTAGAGTCAATAAAAGTAAATCCAACTCCACCAGTCTTTTTCAAAGCTACTAACATTTGCAATCTATTTGCAATTGACAAATCAGACATTTTATCATTTGCATCATTATTCACAACTGCCAACAAAGCTGTTTCTAGTTGATCATGAGTAAGATTGCCTTTACCTTCTAATGATGAGTGGTTGATAGTGGGTAATCTTGCAGAGTTGAGTACACCTGAAGTAATTTTTGAAGCGTCTACTGAAGAAATATTTTCGCTTGTAATTTGATTTTTAACTTCGCTAGTTAAATCTATGGGTGATGGGTTGCCAGATCCACCAATGTGTTTATGATTTTTTATTAAATATGACAGAGATGAAAATAATGTAATATCTTGTCTTGTAGTTTCAAACAAAGATATAGCATTGGAAGCAACATTGATTTCTAAATATCCTAACGAAATATAATTAACACTATCATTTATTTCAGTTAGGGAAGTAACAAAATCAACGTCGCCTGTTATAGCAGTGTTGGCATTTTCATAAGCATAAACATAGACTTTAGAAATTCCTACGTTTGTTGGAATAGTTGGCAGAGTTACATCTTTTGAAGATGATGTTTTGCCAGCTTTATAAGAGACAAAACCTTTACCTGAAGTAATAGTTATTTTTGTTAATCTAAATTCATTTGAGTAAGTTTGTATACGCCAAGATGGGATAGATGGATCGTCTTCAATAATTCCATTCTTGAAAATTTGATATAGGTTGTACATTTGATTTTCAATAGCTTTAAAACGTAGCTCATCTAAATCAATGTTTTCTGATAAATCTTGGTTTGGTTCAATATATCCAAACCCATAAATTGGTGTATTTCCCATTACTTAATTTCTTGTGGCTTATAATCTGATGTTACTTTTTCAACGCCCCAGTTTGCATATCCCCAGCGTAAAACATCTTGCTCTTCTATTATATTATTTTTATTGACGTTAATAACTTGTAAGGCCTGAGTTACATTAGACCTCAACGTCAAACCTTGTTGCATATTAATAGTGTTCTGTCTTATCTGATCATTTATCACAAAAGATAGAGATTGAAATAATGGCATTTTATACTCCCCCTAAAGAAATTGGCATATTAGTTCCTCTTACATTTGCTGTTATTAAGTTGTTATTTTTATCGTAAGAATAATCTATACTTTGATACACATATTGATCAGTAAAGTTTGCATTTTGTCCTTGGAAAACATTTATCATAAATTTTCCATGAAATGTAAGTGGCTTTGTAACATAGCATGAAAAAGATATTGCGCTTATTGGAGTCTTGGAAACTAGCTCAACACTATCAGTAATTCTTTTCAAGACTTGTTGATCTGGAATTTCATTTCTTTGAGTAGCCCAAATTAAATATTTTTTGAAGCCTACATATGGTGCTTGTGTTGCATCAAAAGGAGCTTTAGCTAGATATTTTAGCAAGCTAAGTTGAGCCTCAATGGGAACATCTTGCAAAGAAACGGAAGCAGGTGAGTATCTTTCATCAGCTAAGAATCCTGTTATAGCTGTACCAAATACTCTGACTCCTGCAGCTAGGTTTTTGATATCAGTAGTAATAGTATATTCATCAACTAACAATCCATGCAAATCAGTTTGAAACTTTGCCAAATAATTCTGTGGATTTGATTCGTTGCTTTGAAAAAGATATTGAGTGCCAGCTGGATTTAAGCCTGTAAATTTCAGATCTTTATCTATGTAGTTATTTCGACATTCCAATATAAATCCATACTTTTCTGCCCATCTAAAAGTTGGTAAAGAATATGGATTGTTTAGTCTTTCTAGAAGTTTTCCAAGTTTGTCATAAATTTTATCTAATGGATTAAGCTTAATAAGATCTTGATTGTTAGTGGAGCTGCTATTTAATCTCAAATCAATTCCACTTATTACTCCACCCGATAATGAATCATTGTTATTTCTAAAATAATATGACCAAAAGCCAGAACTAGCCATAATAGAATCAATAGCTAAGTCATGTCTCATTCCAGCTAGCAAGATGTTTTTATCAAAGTAAATATTATCAAGTATAAATGATGCTAAATCCTGACATGTAAGAGTAAAAGTGCTGTCATTTCCTTTTCTGGAATATGAAGAATTTGTAATAAAACCTTGAAAATAAGTGCTTAAGCTTCCTTGAACATAACCAGCATCTATTGTTACTACCAACAAATTGTTTTCAATAGCGTTGATAAATTTGTATCCTTCTTCGGAATCTATGTTTTTTAAGGTTATTGTTGCAGATTTTGTAATTCTAGATAAATTTGATAAGACTGCTTGACAACTAACAGACCAAGAATCAACCCATCCAGTAACATTTCCAACTTCATAAAAAAGTTGATTTAGTACAGGATTAACAAACTTGTAATCTGTTTCTCCTTTATTGCCTGAATTTAAATTTGCTACTCCTTCAGCAGCTAATATTCCAGGATGAGGTACTTCAATTTGTAAAAATGCTGGACCTTCAATTGTTGTATTATATATGAGTTTTAAATAAACTGTTTTTTTGTCTTTGTCTGCGCTTGTGTAATTTGGAAATTTTATAGGAACTATATCAGAAAATTGATTTGCGTCTAATCTAAAGTCCTTAAAATATGAAATGTTTTTATCTTTTGGATTTGATTCATTAAATCCAGTAGACCTTGGAGATGCATTTATCATATAAGCTGATTTTTCAAAATGTTTTTTTACTACATCGACAAACGCTTTTACATCTGGAATTTTTGACCCAGAATACTTGAACTCAGCAACAATATAGTTTTCTTTAGAATTCGCTGGTTGATCATTATTGTAATTATTAAAAATAATTGCTGAATATCTAAATTTGAGATTGCAATTGCTCATCGTCATAACTATTGAAGTGGCTGGATTAAAATAAACTTCTCTTCCACTAAAATTTATAATAGTGTTCCATTTTGTGATGTCAGGACTAAAACCTATAAGCATGTTTGGTCCTGCGAAATGCACAAACAAATCATAGGATGACATTGTAGTTGAATCTAGTACTGGAGCAATTACATCAGTTTGTATCAAAAACTGATTTGTATCTGGATCATAAATTTTTATGACAGGTTTTTTATTTAATTCAAAAATAATGGCCATACTACATATAAAATCATTATTTTTATCTGGTATCCCACCAGCTACAAGTACTGTGATAGAAGATGTTGATTCTTGAAAATTTGATATTGAAAAATTTATGTGAAATCCATTGTTGCCTAAAGTTCCTCTAGCCAATATCGGTTCTTTGTTGCCATCTGGATTTACAATTTCCGCATTTGTTTGATATACAGCATCAAAAGAAGTTGGAAAATATCTCATTATTTGCGTAACTGTTTTTATTGAAGTTACTTCTACTTGAGCTCCATATGTTGGATCTTTTATTGTTCTGAGTGTTCCTGTATTTTTACCCTTGATTGCTGGACCAATATATTTATAAGCCTCTTTTGTAACTGGGGATAAGTCTGGATTGACAGTATTCCATATGTTGTAAGTGACCAGAGTATTTCCTTCACCTGTAAATGGAATTTTTGGAAATTGAGGGGTGCTTTGATCTACAGGCGCTGTAACAGTACCAGTAGTGGGAGATCCAATAAAAACAGGATCGTAAAGTTCTTTTGAAGGACCTTTGAGTAAGTTTAAGAATGGATCAACTTCGTCAGGAGCAATTGAGCCCCAAGCAAAAGTGCAAGATGATGCACTTATAGATGTATTTACTTCTGGAATTCTAGCATTTTGCAGCGATGACAAAACTTTAAGTCTAGTGCTATATTTTGGTTCAGAATTACCTTCACTATCAGTGTACGTAGGGTTGAAGTCGTAGTTTAATACAGCTAGATTATCTTGAGCTTTTGTCGCAGAAGAAGCTGAGTATTCTCCAGAAAAAAATCCACTTTCTGGTGCATTCAAAATACTTAAAGTAACATTTGTTTTAAGTTGTCGTGGATCTGGGGAAAGGTTCATATATTAATTATAAAATTTAAAGTGATGTTATACCTTTACCCAACTATTTGAGTAATTGGATAAATAGTAAGATTTGTAATAATTGGATACCCGTCAGGTCTAATAATTGTAAAAGATTGTCCAGATGGCTTGATATTAGATGCTAATATGACTGAATGATTTCCACCAGCTGCAATATCATATGCTCCTATAACTCCAGCATTTGACAGAATTACATTTATTGGTACACCACTCTTAATATTTTCATTTCTAGAATTCGTATAGCTTTGTGCAAATCCCAAAGCTCCAAAAGAATTGTCTCCATATGGATAAAAATTATCTTGAGATAAAGCCAAAAGTCCAAGTGCTCCTGTTGAAACTTTTATATATGATTGCCCAGGATTTCTATAAGATGCCACCTGATATCCAACATTGAAAACAGGTATTTCATTAGTAGCGAAGCCATATGAAATAATACTTCTTTCTTCTGCTGGATCTTGAGAAGAAGCTATAATAATTATATTGTTCTCATATGTTGAGATATCATAAGCATATCCCCACCCTCTTAAACTTGACAAACCACTAAACCAAACTATTTGATTATCTATGTCAAATGATATTCCAGTAACAAATCCCAAACCGTTATTAAATCCAACTTCTACTTTAAAAGGATTCAAATAATTTGTACTTCCAATATATTTATCAGGATTTGGATCTATATTGACTGGATAGAATCCTAAATTAGAAATTCCTAATTTATTAACATATCTAGATCTACCACTAACCCAAACTTGTTTATTGTCTATAAATGCAAGTATATAAGAGTTGCAAGATACATCAGCCAGACTGTTACTGGAAGCATAACTAAATCCATTATTAGTATTCGATTTTTCCAATATTGGTTGAAATGAAAATATATTTGTCAAAGGTAAAGATTGACCAAATATTCCGTTTACATTGGAGCCACAAACTAGTAAAACTCTTTTATTAATTGATGTGTCTTCAGCTATAATAGCCGAACATAAATCTCCAGCAGATACTTTGATTACCTTGTATTTTGCTGCCAAAGGAACCAAAGTAAGTGAATTCAACTGTGAAATGTTGGATGGAAATCCAAGCTGACCGTTGCTATTTGATCCACTTGCGTATAATTTTCCATCTATATCTACCACAAAAGTATGGTAAAGACCAGCTTCAATGATTGTGTATTGTTTTGTATCATCTATCAACTGAAATCCATATCTATCAGGTGTATTACTTCCACTTGCAATTGCTCCGTATAATGCTTGACCTGAAGAATATAGTTTATTTGCTAAAGGATTAGGTAGAACAGTAACGTTTACATCTACCGTATATCTTTGACCTAAATTTGTTGCTGGGGTTGATGCAAGTTTTTGACTGTCAAATACTACAAGGCTAACAGTAAATATTCCAACCATGTTGAATTGATTTACAAATGTAGAATTAAATCCAGACTTTACACCATTTATAGACCATTCGAAGGTTATATTTTTGGTATCTTCAGGATCATAAGATCTGGTTCCATCAAAGGTAAAAGTATCTCCAACTTTCAATTCAATATAACCAGTTATTCCTGGCTCATTACCCAAAATAGCAATTGGATTTTGATTTGCTAATGGCGGTGGTGGATTTGAGATGATAAACAGAGTTTTTGACACAGGATCTGATTCTAATCCCAAATTATCAAAAACAGATAAAGTTACTGTGTGATAACCAATTGAGCTAAATGATGTAGATAATGTTGGTGTGTTTGAATTTTGATTCACTCCATCTACAAGCCACTTATATCCATTTATAAATTGATTATTATCTGGATCATAACTTCCATTTGAAGTAAATAATACTGGAGTATTTATTTCAACTTGTGTAATACCTGGTGGCGTTGTGTCTAATACTGCAATTGGTTTATTATTTTTAACAATGTAATCTAGTGTTGCAGTATTACTAGCTCCCAAGTTATCGGTTACAGTTAATGAAACTTTATAAGTACCTGGCTGTGAATAAACTGTGTCCGTATTTACAAGACTTGATCTACTACCATTGCCAAAGTCCCATGAATAAATAAGTTCGCCACCAATATTATCAGGATCGTAACTTCCAGCTCCTGAAAAACTTACTGTCACTGGTGCTTGTCTTGTATTTGATTCTGGGTTTGCTCTAATTACTGAAACGGGTGGAATATTTTCTGGGTTTACCTTAACACCAATTGATGCAACATCACTCCAATCTCCATCATCATCTCTGACACGTAAAGTTACAACATATGGAATAAATCTTGCTGTTGTAAATGTGTAAGTAAAAGTTTTGGTTATAAAAGGTGTGCTAGAAATACCATTCAAATACCATTCATAATCAACTACTGTTCCATCCAAGTCATAAGAGTTTGAATCAAAAACAACAGTAAAAGGAGCTATTCCAGAAATAGTGTTATTGGATGGGGCAGTGTTTGTAGATATTACTGCAAATGGTTTTCTATTTAAAATGCTTACAACTTGAGATGATGTGTTTGATAATCCCATGTTGTCATAAACGGTTAAAGATGCTGTGTAATTTCTTTTACCCTTATTGTAAGATTTCTGCGGAGATTTTTGCAAAGGATCTCTTGTTGTAAAACTTGTTTCATCACCAAAATCCCAATCCCACCTGACCAAATTATTTTCTGGATCTGTAGAATTATCTGAAAAATTAATTACATCAAAAGTAAAAGCATTATTTGGAGTAAATGAAAAAGATGATACTGGAGGCTGATTATTTATAATTATAATTTTTTTAGAGTTTAATGTTTCTAAACTTTGGCCAGCTCTATTATCCGTCAAGGTAAGTTTTGCAGTAAATGTTCCAACCCTATTGTAAGAATGTAAAATTGGGCCTGGAGTTGCAAATTGTTTTGAAGTTCCATCACCAAAATCTATTTGATATAAAACAATATTTCCATCTGGATCATACGATCCAAGTGTGTCAAAAGTAAAAGTATCATTTATCACTCCAGAACTTTTATCAACATTTAAAATAGCAATGGGCAAAACATTATCAGCTGGTGTGACAATTACTAAAACACTGGTTGTATTAGTGCCACCTGAATCATCTGTTACAGTTAGGTAAATTGTGTAAGAACCTTCTACTGTAAAATTAAAAGTTGCGTTTGGTGTGTTTGCAGAAAGTCCATTTGTTGTTGACCAGTTATATGAAACTATGATTCCATCTGGATCATAAGATGTATCACCGTTAAAAGTTAAACTGCCTGGAGCTTTAACGCTTAGAGACGTATAAGTAATGACTGCAACAGGATTTCTATTTGTAATTGTAATTTGTAAATTAGCTGTTGATGTGTCTCCGATAT